TGGCTTAGCAATATGAAACTCTTGACAACGTGACTTCAACGCAGGGATAATCTTATGCTGATAGTTACAAGTAAGAACATATCTAACTGTTTGGTGATAAGCTTCCATATCGTTACGCAGTGCTGCTTGCGCGGGTTGTGAAAGATAATCAGCCTCATCTAGCAGAACGACTTTAAAGCTGCCGAAGGGCATTGTTTGAACAAAGCCATTGATTCGTTCACGCATATTGTCAATGCCGTTCTCACGAGACGCATTGATTTCTAGCACATCGAATTCTTCAACACCTAGTTCGTTGATGAGAACTTTTGCAAGAGTCGTTTTACCTGTGCCAGGATCACCTGACAACAATAGATGAGGAATGGACTTATCAAGAATCCAGCGTTGTACAATTTGTTTCTGATTTTCGTCAACGAATACATAATCTTCTACCTTACTAGGGCGATACTTCTCAACCCATAATTGATTTTTCACAGCTTAATCCTTCTTAAAATGAGAAGATAGCACAGGATCGTTACCAAAGTCAAGATCAATATCTTCCAATTCTTTAAGGGCCTTTGAAGTTTTTATATATGCTACCGTGGCAGCAGCAGCGGCCGCTCCCAAAGCAGCAAATACAGCAATGTAGGGTGCATAGGTTTTGATGGTTTTGTTTGTCATATTCTCATATTACTATTATATAATACAAATGTCAACTAGATTGGGAAAGTGATTGATCCATTGCAGCAATCATTCAATTATTTCTCACTTTCCCGATCTAATTATATCAATATTCTTTATCTGTCATTGTGTAATCTTGTACTGGTGTTTCGCTAATTAATAAAATATCGTTTGGATCTACCTTACGGATCGTTTTCTCGCCTTCAGAGTCTTCAATGGTCATACCACGACTCCAGCGACCGTGTGCTATCATAATATAATCACCTACTTTAAGGTCTTCTTTACATTTAGGTCCTATTGAGTATATTTGCGCCCATCTTGGACGAATCCCTGCGCTTTTCATATCATCGTTAATCATGATGATGCCACCACGACTTAGACGCTCTCTGAATTCCATCCCGTGAACTAGGATGTGATCTCCAATTGCTTTAAACTCTTTAAACTTTGTTGTAGATAAGTTACGTTTTTCTGCCATATATCAATCTTTGCTAGGATCAAACGAGTCCGGTGCCTCACTTGCAGGCTTAATTTTAATCTTCTTAGATTCTTGTACTAAGTTTGCTTCTAAGGCTTTAGCTGCTTCGATAGCTTTAATTCTATCAATTGTTTCATCTTCCTCAGTAGTATCCAAAAACTCTAGTTCTTCTTCTACTAACTGTGATAAGTCAATTTTAGTTTCGGGAGCAGGTGCTGATTCAATAGGCGTGAAGCTATCTACTTGCTTTTTCTTTACGATATTTGCTGCTCGGTTACTGACAGTCTTTTGGTATCTGTCTCCGACCTTTTTAGTTACCGGTAATACAATTTTACCAGTAGCATCAATAGTATCGCCTCTAGCATTAACGCTCATATTACCTACTGCGCGGGCTCTTTCGTTTTTGGCAGCAAGTTGCGACATATCAACTACCTTACCCATTGCTGTTCTATATTTTGCCATAAGTTACTCCTCTGTATTATTTATGTGTATCTAATCATCTATTTTAAAAATTCACTGACATCAAGATCATAGTATATCGGATTGATTTTGTGAATTCCAATAAGAAACAAGACAAAACTACTTACGCATGATCCTCTTCCCACACCCCAAACAATGTTATTATTTCTCATGGTGTCAACTAGATATTTCAAATACTTAAGTAGTATTAACATATCTCGTTCCTGAAACATTAATAGTTCTTCTCCTGCTCGTTGCAGTTCAGTTTCAGATTGACATTGGTCTAATACGAATTTAGCTATGTCAAATGTTTGGTATTCAGACGGGAAGTGCCATGTGTTACTTGATTGAATATCGAAATCTTCGATAGAAATATCTAGTTTTTGATATTTTTTTACTTTAGTAGGCGTTTTTAAATCTAATGAGTCATCAAACAAAATATCGTTTTCTACTAATATTTCTCTTTTGGTAGAGAATTCAGTGTTGGTTAGATACAAATCTACCAAATCATTCTCATTGAATATTAACTGACCATACTTATCTTTGAACATAGTGTTATCTTACACTATTATTAACAGGATTTCAAGTTAATTTTTAGCCGTTTCTCGCCAAGATAAGCCCAAACCAGTCCAATCATCATTAAATAATTTGATTACTTTATTGTGGTCTATGCCATCAGTTGCATGATTCGTGATTGCTAAACAGGGACTGTTCCACCAGTATTTTCCACTAAATGTACTTTCTGCTGTTTCTGATACTAAATTAAATCTTACTCCGTCGCTCATAGTTGAACCTATAACCAAATCAGTAATCTTTAATCTATTTTCCATAATGCTGTTAAGCTTAAGTAACAGTACCATTGCTATAATTTGATCATATGGTTCTTGTGGTAATTCACATACTCTCAAGTCCACATTTTCATACTTCTTAATGATATCACTATTAGCTGAGTTTACAAATACTGAATTAGTAATTAATTCGCTCAACAAATAGATAGCTCTATCCATTGCAATATTTTGTTCTTTGATTGAATCAGTTTCTACCAACATAGATACAGTTATGTCATACACATTCACATGAAATTTGTTTTCAAAATACAAGCCTGTTTGAAAACAGAAATCTCGTTCAATACGGGTGTGCATCGTTATCTATCACTCTGAATGTTGATTTGGTTGTTCAATTTCTGCTTAGCAAAAACTTCATCAGTCTTTTTAAAATACTGCGTTCTATGACTTTCGAGAACCATTTGAAGTTGATGTATTAGCGGACCGTTTTGTGTTCTGTAAGCAAAGGTGAGTTTATTCATAATATTACTTATGGCTTCCTGTATCTCTTCCATTGACTTGTCTTCTAAATCTTTGCTTGTTAAAAAAGGATGTTCCATGTCTTACCAAGAAGTCAGTTCTATTCTTTTCCAAATATCAGTACCGATAATGGCTGTAGCTGTAATATTGGCAGTCACACCGAGGTTGCCTATAGCGACAACGCCTCCAGCAGTACCTGCTACTCTTGTACCACTAATAGTAATGTTAGGTGATGCAATGGTCTTAATGTAATACACATTGTTAGCTACAATATTAGTGTTTGCAGTATCCACATTACCAGTAAAGATAATTGGAGCATTTACCGCTAAGCTACTAGTATTGTTGAGTTGAATAATATTTCCAGAACTAAAAGTATTAGATACTGATTTAGCATTCACTGTTGAATTAAAATCTGCGGTGCAAACATATAGATAGCTAGTTGGATTACCATTAAATGCTTGAGAGCTTGTACCTACATCACGTGCCGCTCCGCCTGCTGTAGTAGCAACAGTAAATGCAGTAGCATTAGCAACTGTACTTACAAAGTAAGTAGTTCCTGCTGTAAGGTTGCTATTAGCAGCATCAGTATTACCAGTAAACACGATAGGTAATTCAGGATACAGACCGGAAGTTGAATTTACAATAATGTAGTTGCCGGTACCAATAGTGGAAGTAACGTTAAGCTCGCCCACACTATTTCCAACTGCAACAGTTCCGGGAGCATCTCCCGGAAACCCTGTGGGGGGAGGATCACGATTGATGATTTGAGTTGATTGATAAGAACGATTAACTGGACTCATCGTGATAGTGTTGCCGCAATCAATTGAAGTGAAAGTATATTCCAAAATTTGAACATTAGCCGGTGCTGTAATAGTAGCAACATTGCTAATATCCTTGTAATTCTCTATAATAGTGACACCAAAATTGTTATTTGACGAAACTACTTCACTAGGCAATGATATAACCGCATTTGCGTTAGCGACTGCTAATCTAACGGTTACTGAGCTTTCAGTGTTTACAGGAGCCCAGCTACCAAATTGCAAGGTAAGGTTTCCAGTTAATGTACCATAATGAACATCTGCTCTGTTAACATCTACTAGAACAGTACCTATCAATGCATTACCGAGATTATATGTAGTGCCGCGCCAGCCTCTAGTAGATGCATTGCTAATTAGTGTGTTAGCCATGTCATTGTTCAATACTGCATTATTCAGTGCGGCTTTCAACACTACTTTATTCTGAAGATCAGTAATCTCAGTTCCAGCCGTGTTTAATCCATTCCTGATTTGAGCGAAGTTATCCCTAAACCCCTGAGAACTGTTGTTCTCGCCGGGTACTGGATAGTTAGTGTTGATTCCGTTTGTGTTAATCTGACTCATAATTTTTGTTCCATAATATATTTATCGTGGATACTGGGTATCGTTAGGTAAAATTGTCTGTCTGGGAAATAAGACATAAAAATCTTGGCTATCAATAGGATCGGGAACCGGATCACCACTCGGCAATGCAGTCCAAGCTGGAGGCACCAAGTTATTATCGTAGTTGTACGTAGTGCTTTTGTCAACCGTAAATCTATCGATATTGAAAGCGATTTGATTAAGACGCTGTATCTGTCCTACTGGATTTTTCCAATTGTTTTCTATGTTGCTCTTAATGATTTCTGCAAAGCCCGGTTTAGTATAGCATATTACCCAAGCGGGGGTGTAGCCTAAGGTATTACCGTCTAGTTGTTGACTTGTCATCCATAATGGCAAGATATAGGTATTTTCTTCACTTCCTATTACGTCGATTACTTGTTGTCTCATATTAGGTAAACTATTAGGATATAGCAATCTAGCAAATCCTGGTGTTAAACTAGTATAGAACTGTGTTTGTCCGCCCTGTCCGATATAGCTCGTGAATATGTCAGTGGAACTTGTGTACCAAGGGCCCTCATTTAAGGGTATAAATCTTGGCCAAAATATTTCTTTACTGACACTTTGCCCAGCTGGATTTACTAAATTATCAATAACACTGCTATATACGACTTCATATATAATTTCGCCAGTTTGTTCGTCTCTAGCAATTGCAGTCTTTATTTCACCTAATGTAATTTGTCTCCAATAGTGATTTATAGTCACCGCGGCTATGTATTCATCTAATGAACTAGAATTTATTCCGTATGCATGTTCATATATGATACTTGTTGCTTTACCAAAATTGATATCATTTGGTCTATATATCATTTCATTAGGAATCAAGCTATCATTATCAAGTAGTGTCTTTAGTAGTTCTCTGTCTGGAATACTTGAAGAACATTTAATATAAAGAGTATCCGTTGGATATGGGAACAGTTGCTCCACTGACAGTGTAAATGTTCGTTGTGAACTGACTATGGCAAAATTCGGAGAATATGCTTCAATGGTGAACGTAAAATCCCTAGTCTGATTGGCGTCGGTGAAAGTATCGCTAGGTTGAAAAGCAATATTGCCAGCTAATTCTCCAGAATCGAGTAGCACAAGATTAGCCGGAAGAGAACCTGATACAATGCGATATTGTAGAGATATATCACTAGCCGCCGACACCCTAAGAGTGCTAGTAGTTCCATTAAATACTGTTCCTAAATTTTCAGGACTGACCCAAATAATGTTCCCGTTCAACGCATTCCTAATTTGGAATGAGAAATTCACGAACGGTGATGTTATTGATGGATTTTGTATTTTACGAACCGCTACTGAAAAGGTAAATTCACTGATTGAGTTATCCGCAATCACAGGATTGCCTGTTATCCAACCCGTTTGACTATCGCCAAACAACCCTAATGGTAGATCAGCAAAAACATATTCAAGTTCACTGTTATCAAAATCTTTTCCTAATATTTGAAAAGAAAATCTGTCATTACTACTACTTTTTCCGATATAAGCAAATTGAGTGGGAAGGTATGTTCTACCTTCGGAATTAGGTGGGAACAAATAGAAAGCATAATCAATATCATTCACTAAAATATTATATGTTAGCGGTCTAGTATTCAGTATTGTAGGTATTCTAGTATTGAGGGGCCGACTTGGACCACCGATAGATAGCGGTGCATTTTGATTTACTACTGTAATCGAATATGTTTGTAGAGCAGTTCCAAAATCAGTAATCAATCTTAATGTAAATTCATAAGTTTCAATAGTGGGTTGACCGACAGAAATATTAGGTAACAGTACATCCATATACCCGGCGTCATTTGATAGTTGATATGTTGGACCGTTAACGGTAGTAGATATTGTAAACGTAGTAGAGTTAATTACTTCTCTGACATAGTACGTTTCTCCTGCCGTAAGGCCACCTAGTACAGTACCGGAGAATGATACAGGTCGTCCGACACTAAATCCCAAAGTACTATAGCAGGTGATTGTGTTATCTAATACAGCAAGTGATGCAGTAGTGACAGAACCCAAGGATACGTTCACGACAGGAGGATTGGGATATCCTCTTATTAATCCAAATTCGTTTATTTCCAAACCAGGTGGAAGAGTACCCTGAACTAATGCAATCAACGTTGGTGTATCTGCAATTGGCACATTATATCTGATAGGATATTCTATCCATATGCTATCATTAGTCACAAATAGTGTCCCGGAAGGGGTTACAAATTCAGGAGCGTCGATCCCGGACAAACTTATGTTAAACGTCCTGTCTCGAATATTTCCAAGATTATCTGTTGCTCTTACTACAAATGTATATGGTGTGTTATCCAAAACCGGTTCTGTTCTACCAAATATCACCCCGGAGGTAGTTAGTGAAGTACCTGTAGGTAGTACACCACTAATCAGTTCATATGTGACTGAGATGGCCGGTGATACAGGAGTAGCGGACAATTGAAAATTGACAATAGATCCAGAAGTAAATGCTCCTATATTACCAGCCGGGGTGTTCCAAATGGGTTGTGCCATAATTATATTACTTTAATGCCTTCAATGCAATATCATAGTGATGCTTTCTATCAGCTAGACCAATAGTACCACCATTGATACGCTTAGTTAAGCCAACAAAGTCACCTTTGTCTGCATAGATGCTTAGCTTGTTTGCGTCCCAGAACCAACCAGCACTTGCTACAGCACCTTCAGCAGTTTCAAGATATGCAACAGCTTCATCCAATGACATGCCTAGTGACTTAGCAAAGCGACTATAGTTATCTTTACCGGTCAACTGAATTAGTCCACGACCGCAGAATTTGTAGCCGTCACCTGATGCTTCTGTTCCATTGCCCATGCGATTTGCATAGACTTTGTTTGCAATCTTTACTGGCTTACGAGCATATTGGTTTGCGATTTCTAGTGTAGTGAAACGTTTTGGCCAAGTTTTTCTAAGTGACGCAGCACTATAGTTCAACCCTTCCTTAACAAAGTTGAATCCGCCGGACTCGTGAGCAATCTGTGCTAGGAATGCAGCCATTCTCTTTGGATTCTCGAATAAGTCAAAGTGGTCACCGATCTTGTTTAGCGGTTCTACATATTTTGCAAGAACAGTTGCCTTGGTCTTCGGGCATACTTCTCTCAATAATTCTAATGTTACTCTACTCATAATTTCCCCCTGTTTTAATTATGGTCTTCCCTGACCTCTATATGCTTTATAATTTTTACGCTTGTGCTTATTCATAGTAGAAAACTTAATACTACTATGTGACGCCCCAATTGAAGTCTTTCCCTTTACTTGATTAGAGAATGATACTTTTTGAGTTGAATTTACTGATTTTGCCATAATATTACCTTTCTATGTTAAGCAAATGTCGCTCCGACTGTATACCAGTCAGTTGAAGTCGGTGCTACGTATTGTAATGTTGCGCCGGCTGAGTGTGAGTACGCCGTGTTAACTGTTCCGCCATTGATATCAGCACCTGTATTAGGCCAAACCGAAAGAGCGTTAGCAGACGTATTAGTGATAGTGATTATCATGCCAGGAGTAGCTACTGGTAATTTTACCCCAGTATTCAATAGTGGTACTACTGTACTGACTACATTTATTTCTTTAGTAAGAGCAACTGCGGTCCCTTGAGTGAGTCCTAACGCAATAATACCTGTCTCTACTGAACGAATATGGTATCCGGTCGCAACAATATTTGCACCTGAGATAGTGTTGCCGGCTGCTGTAATATTGCCAGAGGCTGTAATAAATGCAGTGGTAACGTTTCCGGATACAGCAAGTGAAGTGAGAGTACCAACACTTGTAATATTAGGTTGAGCAGCAGTTGTTACAGTACCTGCCGTGGTTGCGCTTGTCGCAGAACCAGCAGTAGCAACACTTAGGTTTGCAACTTGAGTTGTACTTGTAACTATGAATGGAGCAGTGCCGGTAGCTACATTAGATATTAACTGAGGAGCAGTTACGTTTGCGGTAGCAAGTACTCGTGCCGTTCCCAAATTACCCACATTAGCATTACCGGAAGCACTCAATGTGCCAGTTACAGAGAGAGTGTGTCCTGGATTAGTATTAGCAATACCAACATTGCCAGTACTTGCTACTCTCATCTTTTCAGTAGGGACACCACCTTGCGCTGCGTTTGCAGTATTGAATACAATCGCACCAGGTGCCGAACCTGATCCTGACGTATATGTAGCATCAACAATAGAGGTGATAGATGCAGCAGTATTAGGACTGAATCCATCCCAACCTCTAAAATTAATTTCGCCCAACTGATCACCATTTAATACTTCGGTGTAAGTGGTAATGTTGCCTCTATATCTTTCAAGCGAAACATCATATGATACAGCAGCAGTAGGTCCAAAATACGCACCAGATACCGTCGACGGTGTAATGGTTGTAACAAAATTAGTTCCATCTGATTTAGATAGATTACCGATAACATTACCGACAAACGTAGTTGCAGTTAGACCACCATTTGCTAAATTAGCACTAAATGCTGTATTTGAGTTAAGTGCATAGTTGCCATTTGCAGTAGCAGAGATAAACGCCGGATAATAAGTACCAGTTGATCTCACGTTATTCAATACTGCCGCTGCGTTAGTTGCTGAAGTTGCTGTAGTTGCTGAACCTGCGGTTGCTGCATTTAAGTTTGCAACCTGAGTAGTTGAGGTAACCACAAGCGGAGCAGTACCAGTAGAAACATTTGAGATAAATTGAGGAGCAGTAACGTTAGCAGTTGCAAGTACTTGTGCTGTGCCTAGATTGCCTACGTTAGCATTACCTGATACACCTAATGTACCTGTTACATTGGCACCTGTTGATGTAGCAGTGATTCTAGTAGTACCAGCTACACCTAAGTTAACATTTCCACCAGCTGCGGTAACTACGACATTTGAAGTACCGTTCTGTAGCAAACCACTGTTGATAGTAGTAATATTACCAGTAGTAATGATTGCTGTTGCAGTACCTAAGTTACCTACGTTAGCATTGCCTGTTGCGTTGATTGTGCCATTACCAAACACTATATTTGCTGTTACGTTACCTACGGTTAACCCAGTTACCGTTCCGACAGAAGTGATATTTGGTTGTGCGTTTGTTGTTACTGTACCAGCAGTTGTAGCAGAACCAGCAGTTGTAGCAGAACCAGCAGACGTTGCAAATGTTGCGTTAGCAACAGTACCAGTAACATTAGCTCCGGTTAGATTTGTTAAGTTTGCACCATTCCCGGAAAATAAGTTAGACGTAATTGTTCCTGTAGTAACAGAAACGTTGCCGGCGCTGATAGTTCCACTTACCAATAACGTAGTTAAAGTACCTACACTCGTGATATTAGGTTGTGCGTTTGTTGTTACTGTACCGGCGGTTGTTGCTGAACCAGCAGTTGTTGCAGACCCGGCCGTAGCAACGCTCAAGTTTGCAACTTGAGTTGTACTTGTAACTATGAATGGAGCAGTACCAGTTGCTACGTTAGATATTAACTGAGGAGCAGTTACGTTTGCGGTAGCAAGTACTCGTGCAGTCCCTAAGTTTCCTACGTTAGCATTACCAGTAACATTTAATGTAGTGTCTATAGCAAGTGAAGTTAGCGAACCAACACTCGTAATGTTTGGTTGAGCAGCAGTAGTTAATGTACCGGTAATATTTGTTGCAGTAATGTTACCTGCACCAACATTGCCGGTTACCGTCACCGCACCGGCTGATAGAGTGCCGCTAGTTTTATTAAAGGTTAAATTAGCGTTACCTGCATAAGTCGAGCCACCGTCATTGAAAATAACTTGAGAATTAGCGCCTTGTGCAGGAACTAGAGTTGCAGTGTCCCAAGTTAGATTGCCACTACCATTAGTTCTTAAGAATGCATTTGCGACACCGCCGGTAATGATGACGTTGCTATTTGGTCCTAAATTACTTACTCCAGAAACATTTAGTCCAGTTAATGTACCTACGCTAGTGACATTAGGTTGTGCAGCAGTTGTTAAGTTGCCGGCAAGCGATGTTGCTGATATATTTCCTGCTGTGATGTTTCCGGTAACATTGGCATACCCTGCAATGTTAGCTCCTGCATTGGTTACTACTAATACGTTAGCGGTACCACCTGACGTAATTCTAACATTGCTATTATTGTCTACTCTTACTTCAGAGGTTCCGTTGATAATAAATGAACCAGTACTTACTGAAATGTTTGTTAATAAACTACCGTCACCTTGGAAGAAGTTTGCTCTAGCAAGATTGCCTAAGTTAGCGTTGCCTGATGTGATATTACCGGTAACACCAAGTGAGGTTAGAGTGCCAACCGATGTAATATTTGGTTGAGCAGCAGTTGTCACTGTACCGGCAGTAGTTGCGCTTGTAGCAGCGCCAGATAGGGCACCGACAAACGTAGTTGCAGTAATAGAGTTGTTTGATAGATTAGCAGTTAGGCCAGTACTTGTTAATTCTGCTACATTGCCTGTTGCTGCATTTGCAAAAACAATGAAGTTATTTCCTGTACCTGCGGCTACATTGATGTTATCTGCAACGTTAGCATACGCAACGTTCAAGTTACTAACACGAGTAGTAGATGTTACTGTCAATGGAGCAGTACCAGTTGCTACGTTTGAGGTTAATGTACTTGCGACAACCGCAGTAGTTGCATTTAAATTGCCAACGTTAGCATTTGCGGTTACTGCAACTGAGCTTAGTGTACCAACACTAGTGATATTTGGCTGTGCTGCTGTTGTTACTGTGCCGGCGGTAGTAGCTGCACCACTTAATGCACCAACGAATGTAGTTGCAGTGATGGAGTTATTTGATAAGTTAGCGATAAGACCTGTACTTGTTAGTTCTGCAATATTGCCTGATGCTGCGTTTGCAAAAACAATGAAGTTATTTCCTGTTCCGGCAGCTACACTCATCAAATCAGAGACATTTGCTTGAGCAACATTCAAGTTTGCAACACGAGTAGTCGAAGTGACTGTTAATGGAGCAGTACCAGTTGCTACGTTTGAGATTAAAGTACTTGCAGTAATGTTGCCGGCTGTTGCAAAGTTGCCTGATGTAGTTGTGCCGGTAACTCCTAATGATGTTAGTGTGCCAACTGATGTAATGTTTGGTTGAGCAGCAGTTGTTACAGTACCCGCTGTAGTGGCACTTGTTGCAGCACCAGACAGAGCGCCTACAAACGTAGTTGCAGTGATAGAGTTGTTTGATAAATTAGCAGTAAGACCTGTGCTTGTTAATTCTGTTACGTTACCTGTCGCCGCATTTGCAAAGATAAGGAAGTTATTTCCCGTTCCAGCCGCTACACTGATGAAGTCGGCAACGTTTGCATAATTAACATTTAGGTTTGCAACACGAGTTGTACTCGTGACTACGAGTGGAGCAGTGCCGGTTGCAACGTTACTAATCAATTGGGGTGTAGTTACGTTTGCAGATGCAAGAACTTGCGCTGTTCCTAGATTACCTAGGTTAGCGTTACTAGTTGTACTGATGACACCGACAACGGTAAGTCCAGTAGTAGTAAAGTTAGCTCTTGCAGTACCGTTTACAAATACAGATACGTTACCAGCAGCAGCAGGAATGCTTACGTTTGAGTTACCGTTTGCTAATGAACCAACTAAGTTACCAGCAGTTATGTTTCCGGTAACTGCTAATGCGCCGGAGATGTTTGATCCAATAGAAGTTACGACCATTGTGGTAGTACCAGCAATCACAATATTTAGATTGCCGCCAGCATCACTGATGTTAGCATAACTGGTGCCATTTAAAATTCTAGTATTTGCTAATGCAGATACATTAGTAAGATTGCTGCCGTCTCCGTAGAAGAAGTTAGCATTTACAATATTAGCGTTAGCGTTGCCTGTAATATTAGCAGATGCAGCAGAGATCGCAGCAGTGGCGTTTACATTCCCTGCATTAACATTTGCCGTTACATTTGCATTAGTGGTTACGTTTAGGTTACCAGTAACATTGGCATTGGCATTTACTACTAACGTATTACTAATTATATTGTTGGATATTAAATTGGCTGTAGTAGATATATTACCTGTAAAACTAGCAGTGTTCCCGTTAATCTGTGCGTTAACATTTACTGTTTGAGCAGTCAATGTACTTGATAATTGTAAGTTAGCAACTCCTGTAATAGTTGACGGGAGGTTGATGACAAGAGGGGTAGAGCCTTGCGTTACAACTGCTAGTGGTCCAGGTGTTCCGGCTCCGGCAGAAAGATTTAAAGTAGTACTTTCTGCTCTAACTTGCGCAATATTAGCACTGATAATAACGTTTCCAGTAGGAGAGTTAACTGTAGTACCAGTGCCTGGAACTCTGTTAACTGACAACACTGCCTGTTCTTGCAAGCCAGAAAATAATTCTGTAAAGTTTTCTTGTACCTTTTGGAATGCTGTTCTGATTGCATCCGCATTTGGATCATCCGGGAAACTACCAAAATCTATATTTTTTTGGGCCATGTATTAACATCCTACTATTAGTCTTACTGTATTTATCGTTCTGGATTCATTTACAACTGGCAAAAAAATAGCCGGAAACTAGCCCGGCTATTTTAATTATTGAAGTATTATTATTACTTTTTGATTCCTGCAAGAGTTGCCCAATCCTTAGGACTGTCAATCATGCGATCATCTTGACCTGCAATAACAGGAATTGTTGTTTGACCAGTTGACTTAGGCTTGTTTAAGCCACCGGCAATTACTTTAGTCATAAAGTCAATGTCTTGTTGAAATGAAGCGTCTGTTCCTTTACCAGGACCAGAACCTACTTGATTTGCCCACTCATCAACCTTTTCTCTCTTGTCTTTCTTGTCATCATATTCGATGTCTTTCTTTACTTTTTCGCCGGCTTTTTCTGCTTTGTCATCGTCTTTACCTTTATGACCTTCGTCATGTTCGATATCCTTAGCGACTTTCTTAGCAGCCTTTTCAGCTTTGTCATCTTCTTCTGATTGTGATTCTTCTGCAATGAACGAAAGCTTTCTGAAAAGATTAGCGAACGATTCAGCAACAGTTTCCTCTTCTTCGTCATCAGATTCTTGAACAGCTTGATCGCTCATTCCGTCTTCTATGTCTTGACCGGCATCAGCTTTAGCAAGTGATGCATTTGCAGCAGCATTGCCCTGCGTATCATTTGATGAGTTATCGGCACCTGAGTCTGGAGCATTAGCTTCAGAAACTTCAAATTCCATTTGGTCTTCTGACTCTACTTCGTCAACTACTTCTTTTGAACCACATGAGTGACCAGCTTCCATCATCCCACCGCATTCGTTGCATGATTGTTCATTGGCAGGTTGATCATAATCACTGCATTCGCAGTCGCCGTCACATCCGCAATCTTTCTTGCTAGTTTCTTCATGATTACCATAAAGCTGTTCTTCGTCGCCTTCTTCGTCTGCATAGTCTTCTGCGCCATCAGATTGAATGCCTGATAATTTCTGCATCAAGCCCATCATACCATCATGACCGTCCACTACACCAATGTCTACGCCGCCTGCACCAATTTCGTCTGGTGCACCATGTGAAGGTTGAACTGACATTGCACTTGAATGTGTATCTGCATTGTCATCACCGAAGAGACCGAGACCTGCGTTCTTTACAAATGCAAGAAGATGTTCTGCTTCTGCATCTTGTGCAGTAATAGTCACTGAGTCAGGTGCATTTTCTTGGCCTTTTGAGATTGATACCGAAAGACCTTCGTTTAGTAAGTCATTAAGTTGGCTATCCCATGATTCAAACGCATATTCATTCACTTTAGCATCGTATCCTGTACGATCGGTGAATGTCTTGCCACCTACTGAGAACTTGCCGCCCTTTGGAGTCTTTGCAAGAGCAGCAGTGAATGCATTTCCTTCATCAAATTCAGCTTCCATAGCAGGCATTGCTGCGCTTGCCATACCAGGAACTGTTGCTGCTGGCATTGCAGGAGCAGTTTCATATACGCCCTGACCATAGCACTCATCAAGACCATCTTTGTATCCAGCGTGATAAGCACGAGCTTCTTCAAGATCATCATAATGCTTGATACGATTCGCAGCGCCACGCAATCCATCAGCGCGGCCTTCATGACGAGCAGCAGCAATACGGCCATTCATGCCTTCTTTAACTGGTGCTTTCTTTTTGTCGGCTGCTGCCTTCTTCATTGGTTCTTTCTTGTTGCCATCCTTGTCGATATCAAGGAAATCTGGCTTTGCTTTCTTATTCATAGTTTTTCCTTCTAATGTTGTTGGACTACGGCCAGCGCCTAAGCCAGCTCCCTTAGTATCTACGCCAGCAGATGATGGAAGATCGCCCTCTTTAACTTTTTTCTTATTCTTGTTGTCAAGCATGCCGCGCTTATTAGCAGTTGCCCATGCAATATCTTCTGCTTCGCCTTTTGACTTGCCTAATTTCTTTTCAGACTTTTCAATGTGCTTGACCATGCGATCAACCTTTTTACCTTCTTTCATGCCAACAGCCTGTTTAGCTTTGTCTGCCATACGACCCATAAATGATTTTTGCTGTGGTCGTTCTATCGCTTTGTTGGAGATATCATTTGCTGATTTGGCTGCTTTCTGATCGGCATGATACTGCTGCCATAGTTGTAATCCTAATTTAATCGGGTCTTCGTTGTAATTCCAAGTAGATTTTAACTGTTCAAGTTTCTTACTCATCTGGGGTAAGCTACCGACAACTCCGCTGTTTTCTTGCTGACGGATTCTATCGTAAATTTTATAAATCTCTTTGGCCAATTCTTCTTTAGAGCCGCTAGCAGATGATTCTTCTTGCATTGCTTGTTGACCTGCCTGCATTTGATTTGGGTTAGGTTGACCAGCAGCAGTAGCCTGCGGCTGTTGTCCGGGCTGAGTTGGTACAACAATCTGAGCTTTACCTTGTGCTGCTAAATCAGTCAATGCTTTTTGCATTGCTTGTCCTGCAGGAGAAGTATCATTGATGTTTAAGAAGCCTGCGCCAGTCGACTGGGTATCACCTTGCTTACCTACAACAGGAATAGGCTTTTGCATTGCCATATTTTCAAAAACATCTTTAAGCGTTGCTGGCTTATTTGCTACTTTCATCGGAGGAGTAGTTGAATCTTCTCTCAACATTCTTTTCTTAGTGACTTTAGGAGCAGTAGCTTCTAACTCAGCTAGTTTTTGCATAATGTCTTTCATCAACTTATCCTCTTCCTGTCTGCGGCTTAGCCGGGCGAGTGACCTTGCTCATTGGACTTTCTTTGCCCATCGAGGCCATCTGCGATTCTGGCTTGAAAGGATCAAATGCGTTGGGTGTCTTCTTACCTTCGTAAGGAATGTCGATTGTATTATCTTTCATTTGATCTTGAATGCTATCAAGATAGCTATTGCCGTATGCCTTAGCAGCTTCCTTAGCGCCTGGCTGTTCTTCTAGTTCTTCGTGATTCAATACAGGACTATGCGAAGCTTCGTTAGCGTAGCCTTCGCTCTCGCTATTGATGCTGTCATCAAAGTTGGTGCCAACAACACGAACATAGTTTACATTATAACCCAACAACTGCGCAATTTGCTGAATCATAGGTTCGTTTGCAGGATAGCGAAATTCTGCTTTAATGATGTGAACTGGTTCGTTTTCTAAATCAGGAAACCCGTAAGGGCTTTTCTGAATCGGCGTTGAAACGGGATCAGAAATTTTGATCGGGTCAAACTTGTTAAGATTATACTTGAACATGTCAAGAAAATTCTTATCAACGTGTCCGGCGATCTTAATAGTGTAATTGTAAGTGTGAACACTCTCAACAATGTATTGTTTTAAACTGCGCATATAGGATCCTTGAATAGCTTTATGATATATTTATCATTACTCTTTGTTTTTAGTGTTAAACATTTTAAGTAGGTCATTGCGATCAAGCGATTGACCCGTTCCCAATGGGGTAGATTCTATTTCTTCGGTTTTAGCTGCATTTTTAGCATCTAATTGTGCTTTTTTCATTTGCAAATCAAGCATTTTGAGCTTCTTATTAATCTTCGCAGTCTTAGCAGTAATAGCATGTCCTAGCATACTACTTGCACTATTGAAGATTTCTGAGCTAAAGCGTGATTCTACTTGCATACCCAAGTCCATCAAGTCTTTGTAACTTGAGGTAGCCATCTGTGCAAGCTCGTCCATCTCAGTATCAGCAGCTTCTAACCCTTTTACTTGGGGCAACGCAGCTTCAATTTTATCTAATGTGCTAAGTGCGTTTTCAGTTACTTCTTCCGTCATATCCGGAAGTGGAATAGTTAGGTCATTTTCGACAGACGAAGAAAGTTCAAAAAGTTGTTCTAGTTTTTTTGTCATATGAGTATTTAGTTTTACTTCTTCCCATTTCTGAAAATGTCATCTTCAGTTATTACACGAAAGCCGAACCCCTGAGCTTTGCAATACTGCGCCGCAGCTTGCCATTTGGCATGGTTAATTGCAACAACCATTCTATCTTTAGCATTTACTACCTTACTCTCAATAACGCTTTGCTTTTTAGGTTTGATTTCAACTACTTCTGCTATTTTTTTACTGAACTTGTTCTCATAAACTACAAAGAAATCAGGAACATATATGGTTGGTTTTCCAGTCAATGGATGCTTATATGGAATTCGCATTGACTCACTAGCCCAATATATGACATTGCTGTTAGTATCACAGAATGTCATAAAGGTAAGCTCCCAACCAGAACGATATCTGGGTTTATGATTACCTATATACTTTTGTGGATTTTTAGGAACATATATCCCCTGAGCATATCTAGCCATATCACATGACTACGTTTCTCTGAACTGGTTCATTAGGCCTTGGAATGATACCAACACCATATAAGGATGCTTTTGGTCTAAATGTGTTGAGATAGTAGCATATGACTTGATTCATCTGCAATTTATTAGTTTTACCTTTAATAGTTGCTAATAAATCAAGAACATTGTAGTTTCCTTCTTGCGCAATTCTAAACAAAAGTGATGCAAACGTACTGGCTTCAGTTTTGTCGTTTGAGTTACCCAAGAAAAATGAGTACACTACATCCCAGTCTGTAGCATTCACTCTGAGTCTTGTGGAGTAAAAATTATCAAAAATTCTTACTGCGCTGTCGGTGGAAGTAATAGTAAATATAGCCATAATACTATTTATACTATATGTAACGGTCTTTATATGAATATGGGATTTGGATCTGATCCAAACGGAGCTTCTACTGGGAATCCGGTAACATTAGAATTACCGTTAAATTGATTTCCTGCTGTCGGCTCGTTCGTTATTACTGTAGGGGAGCGTGCTGCTCCTATAGTAGGTGATCCCCCTAATCCGGCGAAGCCAGGAGTTTGACTTGCGTTTGGAATATTGAACGGTGTATTTCTATTCAATGGGACGTTTGTAGCTGAGTCACCGAACATTTGATTAAGTGCTAGTTGAGCATTTGTATTTAAGTTTGGAAATTTAGTATTGTTATACTGCTGTTCTGCTGCGGCAGCGGCAAATGTTGAACTTCCGGATTGCAGTGATCGGACTGAGCCGCCTGCGCCATCTACTAGCCCGCCTTGCCCTAATACAGTACCGTTGGTACCTGTTGGGGTAATTGGACTTGGTGTGCGGTCATATGTTGCTTCGCTGCCGAACCCGGTTACGATATCTCCTGGACTTCTTCCATCTAAGTTACCAGCGTTATAGACTACAGTTTCATAATCTATAGTCATTCTATTTTCCATAGTACCGTTTCCGGAATCATATTTGTAAGTATCGTGTGCAAAATTAGTGATCATCGGATTTATAAGCGTGTACGCAGTAAAGTCATGTTGGTTAAAACCAAAGACTGTTATGTTATTAAAGAACGGTAGTTTAACGCCTGCGTCAATGAAATCTTCATTACTGCCTCCAGAAAAACCCCAATTGGTCCACCCTGCATCATCTTCATAGATGTCTCTATAATTATATGATTCTGTAGTTCGTAGAGGTGAGTCACCATCCTCGTCAGTAGCAGAATTAGCACCGCGTGTGGCTCTCAGCACATTAGAAGGCTTTGAGCCGTCTGTGTAGTAATATTTGTAATATGCTTCCCACAATTTGTTTATAGCGTTGCCGTTATCATCATGAAAGGATATTTCTATAGGATCATATTTGATTTTAGTTTGCACTATTCTTTTTCTGTTGTATTGATTCATTTGATGAGTGGTAAAATTGAATGAAGGTAGTTTAACTTCCTTCACTAAAATACCATAGTTGGCATCTGAAAAATACGCCTGAGGATTAATATCAAAGAATGTGTGGAATAGAAATTTGAATTTAGGGGTGTTTGCATACGAATTAGGTTTAAATATTTTAGAGGCATGTGTATAGTCTCTAAGGATTTGGCTGCCGAAGAAATCTCCGGCAGCACTATTCTGTAAACTTTCACCCCAATTACCTAAAGACATGGTATGCCCTAACTATTATAGTGTGCCGATACCCGTTGCAGAACCAGCTGAACCAAGAGGTGCTCTTCCAACAAACTGGCCGATACCACTTGTCAACGGTGCTTGAATTGCGTTATCATAGCGAATTGATAGTGCAATAGTTGCAGGATCGTTAGTCGCATAGTTTAACTGACCGTAGTTAGCTGATTTGATGAAGCAACCGTAGCATTCCCAAGTTTCAAGAACTGTAGGAACAAGTGTTCCGTTACCACCATCTAGAATTTCAATATTAGTTTGGAACTTATAGTCTTGTCCAGTTGCAGCAGATGCCTGCTCAACAAAGTCAAATTGCTTTTGAATTTGCTGACCGACGGCCTTTGAGACTGATCCTGATGCATCATCGCGGATGTTGACAGTCAATTCGCTCCAAGTGTGTTTACCAGCTACATACATTCTTGAGTTATATACGTTAAGCGTAACTTCATCGAATGTAAGATTAGGACGAGTGCAATCTACTACTTGTTTGGTAAGTTGTAGACCACCGTTGACATCAACCCCAAAGTTCAAGAAATTGACTCTAAAGCGGAACTGTAGTTTAGGCATCAACAGACCTTGGTTGCCGCCTGCGTTGTCAGATGCTACGGTCATGTTGAACAATGATTGTGAGGCTGTTGCCATTTTGTATTCTCCTGTTATAAGTATTTATCTTTTTATCAACGGGTGCCCGAAAGCACCCGTTGATAATTTATTATAATGTTAGTCTTGTGATAGCCCATTTGCTAATCCTGCAATTTCTCCAGTATTGAAGACACGAACCGGAATGTAGATGAACTCAATTGCCTTAACTGGCTCAATTGCAACATCTACCCAAAGCTCGTTTCTATCGATACGGGCAGGAGTGTTATTTGATTCGTCGCAAACTACAAGATAATCGTAGATGCCTCTCTTAGCAACAAGATCAACTAGAAGTGTTTGGACAACCCCTGAAATCTCTTGTCTTGTCAGCGCATCATTTGGTTCAAAGATGAACGGTCTTGCTGCGACTGTCAATTGACGACGAAGATAAGCAATAAGTCTTGCAACGTTAATTCTGTCAAGTGCTGACTGTGAATTAAAGCTTGATTTATTACCGTAGTTCAACAAACCATTTCCAGTGAAGAACACGAGTGGGTTGATTTGATTAGTATATAATACGTCACGAATTCCTATTCTTGTCTTGATTGGAACAAACTCACCTGTAATTGAATCAATGTAACCGATTGACGCTGCGTTATCAATTACCCCACGACGAGTACCTGCTGGGGCGAACCAAGGATAAGCGATACTATCGTTGCGAAGAATAGTTCTAATCATCATGTGTGATGGGGGAACTGCTACTAAATTACCACGCAAGTCATTAGTAATCCCTGATGGATAGAATAGACCCATATAAGTATCACGGGTTACTAGACCTTCTTCTCCGGTTGATGATACGCCAGCAGCATTTGTTGCCCACGCTTGAATTGCAGTTGCGTCATCTGGCAGTCTCATTGGTGTGTCACCGATAATAAATCCAGTTTGACCACGATCATTGTTAAGAATAATCATGTTAGGTTGCAATTCAGGATAATTCGGAGTTGCAATCAAGTTGAATGGATTGTCATCATCACGAATTGCACCGTTAGAATCAATTGCTGCTCTCATTGCTTGAACAACCATTGCTCTCTGGGCATTACGACCCATATAAGGAGCACCGCTTGACTCTAGACCACTTACTGAAACCCATGCGGCCTTCTCAACTGGAAGTGTCTCATCCGGGAATTGAGTTGTGTTAAAGTAGTTAGTGCGGTATTGCTTAACATTGTACCCTGAACGACGAGTGTTGAACAATAGCATACCTACTGGATAAAGTGACGTAGTTGGCGCATCCAAATCCAAATAATTGCTAGATAGCAAGCTCACAATCGATGGGATAGGATCGTCAACTGGGTTAGTTGTACCGTTAAGGGCCCAACGAGCGTCAGCGAATACTACGCCGGTTGAACTTGTCTGGTTAGTATTATCAATTCTTACCCACTGATCAACGGTATCAACTTGCTGCCAACGATTAATGATTGGATAATTGTCTAAGTCAGATGTATCGATCCAAATGTCGCCGTATGCCAAAGCAGTTCCGTCTGATTGTACAGTTGGTTCACTTGCACTTACGATTGGTCCGTTTGGATCCGTTAAGTTTGTACCGCTTGGGAGTGGGAAACCACTAGCGTCATAATTGACATTCTTATATCCTCTCCATCCAGCTGATGTGTTAACCATGATATCTACTTCGTCAACAACTGAGTAGAACCAATTAGTTAGGTTAGCAGGAGCAGCTACCGGTGCACCTTCGTTTGCAGTCATATCAAATTCAACCCAGTTTGATAACTGAGTAGTATAGTTTGCTACTGCTACGCCACTAACTGGTGTAATAGCTGTGACTGCACCAGAAACAACTGCTGTTACTTCAACAACAAGATTATTAGTAGGCGCTGTGCCGCCCATAGCACTTCCTAAGAAAGTTACGGTATCACCGACTGCAAAACCTGATCCTGCATTAGGAAAGCTTGTAGGGTTAACGTAATATTTTCCATAAGCTGTTCCAACATTAATAGATAGGTTTGCACCTAATCCACTACTTGATGATTGCACTGGCTGGAAGACAAAAGGGTCACCAAATCCGTTTTTCACTCCTAATGTTGATCCAGGAATGAATCCTGCGGCGCTTAGTAATGATGGAGTAGTGGGCAAGCCTGTGGTGTTGCTTCTATCATTCATGTAGATTTCACCACCTTGGGTATGTGTAATCTGAATTGCTCCTGCATCGGTTACAGTAGCAGTTGTATAAGGGATAGCAGTACTATTCCACTCATTTACAAAATCTGTAGCATCAGTGTCATCACCTAATGTTATTGAGTAAGTGCCACTAATTCCTGTTCCCGGCAAAGACACTATCACCTCAAGAGAATAGGGCCCAACAGTAAATGTTGGATTAGTAACGCTGCCCGTAACTATCGTTGGACCGGTTGCAAGTCTTTCCCAATAATATAGAGGAGGAGAAGCCTGAGAAGCAAATGTAGCTACATTAAAATCATACTGAGTATATACTGTTCCGGCTGGAATATTCTTACCACCAGTTGAATCAAGTGCATTAGTAGCAGCAACGTCAGAAGTAGCGTAGGATACTGTTTTAGGTACCCAAGTATTTAAAGTACTATTCCAAACAGAAATTGCAGTGTTTAGGCCAGATCCAGCTGTTCCGACTTTGAGCCAAACTGAACCACTTGGTCTAGGGAATGTTTGACCAGTAGTCCAAAGTGGCTGTTCAGCAGAAGTTCCATAATCGAAACCTGGCTGATAGTATGTACCAGCAGAAATACCCAAGTCAGCAAGAAGTGTTCCTGTTCCTGCAACAGTCAATGAAAATGGTGTAGTTACACCCAATTGACCAGCATTTTGAGTAGAAAACAATTGCAAACTTTGGCTTGTTCCTGTTCCTGCTGCTCTAGCCGACAAGAACTGGAAGTTTAGTAAATTGATTAGTGAGGCCATATAACTCACAGTATTATCAGGTGCGGCTGGAACAGTAAGTGTTGCGCCGAAACTACCGTTGATGTTAATAGTAAGAGTATCACCTGCAGTCAATGTACTTACTGAATTAGCCCCTTGAATAGTTGGCCATGATTCTAACCATTCCGGAGAACCAATTGATACCCAAACATTGTCAACATTTTTATAGAAGAATTGAACTGCATCAGCCGCAGTAGGTACTTCATAAGTTGGAATAGCGTTTACTGCGTAGTCGCCGAAAACACCGGTTGACTGTAGCGGAAATCCGCCGTCTAATAGTGATGAATCAGTGATTACGATCGGTTGCTGTAGTGTAAACTGACCGGTAACTGAATCAAACTCATTAATACCCCAAGTTGTGATAGAAGTGTCTAACCAGTAAGTTCCATCTTCAGGTGCACCACTTGGTCTACCTGTTTGTCCTACGAGACTTGCTAAGTCGATGTCTGCTCTTAAGCAAAATGCACGATTAGTAATGCCAAGTGCTGAATACGCTGCTAGCAATCCGTACTCGTTCAATTCATAACCCTGAATAGGAGTCCCATTCGAAGTAGTATAGAAGAACGGCTCTCCATAAAGAGTCACAAGATCACGTTGGCTTGTTACCTGAAATAGTTTTCCAGCATTAGCTGCGGTAGTACCAACAGCTACTCCGGTACCATTTGGATTTGCTTTATTCTCTGCTGTTGCAAGAAGAATAAAAGGAATTGAGTTAGTGGGTGCTGGAAGATATTGCGATTCGTCTGTAATCGTTACTTCTACGCCCGGGGATACTAGTGCCATAATTTAATTTCCTTTGTATGATTCTGAGGTTTACCACCTTCTTGATATATACATTACATCAAGATTCTAATAATTATTTAGTGTATAAGTGAAAAAACCTGGTTTAACCGAACCTTTAAAGGTTAAAATGCATAAATATTCTTATGCTAAAAAGGCCCATATGTAAAGAATGTAATAAGAACTATTGTGCGATAAACTACATCCGCAACGGTAAAACCTATTACCGAAGTATATGTGATAACTGCGGAAAAAAGAAGGCTAAGAAGAAACCTATTGTGCCCAGTTGGAAAAAGGCCGGATACAAAAAGAAACCGCAGTGTGATATCTGCGGCTTCAAGAGTATATATCCTAGTCAGATGACCGTCTTTCATATTGACGGTGATTTGAACAATATAGCATTCAGTAATCTACGAACCATATGTCTCAACTGCATTGAAGTCGTTAAGCGCAAAGAGGTCACATGGAAGAGGGGAGACTTAACGGTTGATTACTGATTCCATCTGTTTGTGTAGATGGTCAATCGTTCCGGTGTTGTCAATGTGATAATCGTAATCTAGTCCAATACTGCTATATTCGCTAGCATGAACATCATGATTCTGTTCTAGCAAGTCTTTAAAGTATGTCTTATCTTTGTCGTTATCCGCTGTAGTGTGCAATTCTGCTATTTCAAGCCAGATAGGATCTGCCCCACGATGCGTTCGCAAAGTAACGCCACCTGCACTCTTGATAGCGTGTACTTCATTAGCAAAGCGACAATCAGTGATTACGATATCATCCTTGATTCCCCGTAAGCGATTCTCTACGCTTGCCACCCAGATATCGTTATGAAAGTTCTTGCGGGCAACGTCTGTTCCCCATTGCTGCAATACCCAACGGGGAGTCAGATTAGGGATACCCAATCGTTCTGCCCACCAAGTGTCAATTTCTTCTCGCCATTCACGGCTGGCTTTGGTTGAACCCTCAAGAAGTTCACGGTCCCAATTGAAGATAACTGCTACGGCATCTTTCAATGCGCCAGCAAAGCTCATACGCTTGAAGCCGTGAAATGTGCAGAGATAATCTGCTGCTGTGTCTTTGCCTGATCCTATCAGACCTGTTATTCCTATTATCATTATTACACTATAACATAAGAAGTGAGTGTTGTCAAGCCTTAATCTAGTAGTAAGTTACCGACTAACAGATTCATTTGGAGACTGCTGATTTCGTCACGCAGATTTTCTTCTTGTTCAGGTGTCAAGGTACCGTCAGCTAGTCCTTGATTTAGTAGGTCAACAAGTTTATCGATAGTTTCTCTATCGTCAAGCATTAGCCTTGGACCCAAGTGAGTGGTTGGCTGTAATCTACGTAGTTCTTGAGTTCTAGGATTAATCTCTCTTGATCGGCTTTACTCTCAGCCTTCATCGCAGTACCGTTGAGAGTGGTGCCGCCACCTGGTCCTGCAATGCTACCAAACTTCTCACGAGCTTCACCGATGATGCCCTTAAGAACAGCAAGAATGTAGTCCCCTATCCAAACGCCAGCACCCGGATCTTGAAGCAGTTCAATTTCAGGACGTTGAACATCTGCCCAAATTAAGATACGTTCTCCTGAGCCTTTGAAGTCTCTTACTACTCTAAGTGCCTTAGTAACGGGATTGAACGTGTATGTTACATATCCACCGAACATACGAGCAGCTAGTTCAACGTAACCAGCATAGAAGTCATATGTCGCTAGTCCCCCGGTAAAGTTATAGTTCAACAGATAGGTGTTGAGAATGGCGCTTGAAAACGGGTCAAATGCTGTTGCACCAGGACCAGTTTCAAGACCCACAGTACGCCTAAAAAGCGCCCTAACGTTGATGAATTCTGATGGAAGCGTGTATATTTCAACGTTCTTCTCCACTCTCATAAGAGTGTAGCTTTCTACTGTTGCGTTTTGCGCTCTCTGTCTATACAACTTGATAGTATAGTTATAGGCAGCTTCATAGTGATCCGGATCTAATTCAAGATCAATAATATCTCCGCCCAAACGTAGACGAAGATTATCAAAGAGACCTTCCTTAAGTTGGGTTAAGTCAAGGTTAGTTGGTGTTGCTAGTAAATCTGCTGCCATAATTGTTTCCTGTTAATCTTATTTATCAGGAAACAATCATGTCAGTAGTTCTAACGTCATTTACTGCTGCAATTTTTCAGCCTCAATGATGCGTTTGATTTTCTTTTCTAGTTCTTCAATGTCACGTTTTACTAAAACATTAATGTCAGGAGATGTTGAACCTTTGAGTTTTAGCTTAAGATTTGCTAAAGTACGTTTGTGCAATTTAACAATCTTACTATCGGTGTCATCAGGCTTCATAAATCGCCTTCTTGACGGTTCTCGCTGTAGTGTGCATCAAACTTGCCGCCTGGATAGCGGTCTTCCAGCTTGTGTACGTTTTCAGCAATAACATCGTTAGGGTCAAGTCCAAGTGCGTTACAAGCGTTAGCCCAGTACCACGCAATGTCACCGAGTTCACGCTTCATATGGAAGATGTTTTCTTCATTGAGGGGCTTACCCTGGAAGAGAATCTTCTTCACAATCTCCTGAAACTCTCCGCCTTCGCTACCAAGACCAGTGCTTGCAGTCATTAGCAATGCAAGATTGACATTGGTGTTAGCATCAAGCTCCTTGAGGTGTTCAATGAGTGCAGTTAGGTCCTTACTTTGGTCACTGCATACAGAAAGGACGAAATCTGCGTACTTGTTTAGATCAATGTTGTTCATTTATAATTACCTTTTCTATATAATCACATATTTTGTATTGACTTTTGGGTCCCGGGTGAAATCCGGAACAGATATCTAGATAAAACGAAAAGAGGTTAAGTAAGTTTACGTTAGTCGTAAACCACTTTGGTTCTTTTCCGGTTATTGCTATAGGATTATCAGTTCCATATTTGGCTAAACCAAAGTGAGTTGTTGTTATTTTTTTATCTTTGAGATAACAACCNGCATGATGTATGGCGTGTAAACTTGTCATATATAGGTCATTGTCATCATGTAATTCATAATACCGTTTGGCGATATCGGTTTGTTGCCACGGACCTATGTTACACATTTCATCTTTGAGATAGAGCATACCTCTAGTAAAAAAGGACCAAAGTACGATTACTCTATCTTCATTCTCAAATTCAAAGTTTAAAATCCTATCTAATATCAGTTGATTGGATGCACCCGGTAGCGAACAATTTACTACAGGGAGGGCCAGCCGCTCTCCCAATAATTCGCCCCATACCATTTTGCTAGGAGAAGAACCAGGGCTACCGGCTGCTGTAACGCAATCTGGTAGCCCTTCCCCATATGTCAACGAGCATCCAAACAGAACTAATCTACTCATTAAAATGCTTTAAGGATAATCATGTCAATATTGAAGCGACCATTCGGGACAGCCTCAACAGCCTTAATCTCACTGAAATACTTACGAGCAGCAGGCTTACTACCCATGATAGCTTTAATCTGTTCAACGGGCTTGCGAAGCGTCTTCATGCCGCTTTCCTTCTTATCAAAGCCAATGACAGTATTGCCCTTCACTAGCAAGCACTTGCTGTAAGCGTCTGCAACGTAGTGGTGCATCTTACGCTTCTTAGTGTCATAGACCCAAGCTTCTGTTGCTTGATGAAGCTTGACGGGGCTTAGACCAGTAAGTTCAAGCATGAGTGCATCGTCCTTGAACGACTTGCAGTGCTTAAGCTTAGCAACGACCCGTTCAACGGGCACAGCCTTCTTAGCACGAGGCTTCTTAGCAACTTGCTTGAGACTGATGTAGCCATTGAATTCGGCAATGATATCCTCAATCAACTTGATAGCATAACGAAGCTGCATTTTGCTGTAGTTGCTATAACCTTCGTTCAGCTGGTCACACTTGCCTGCTTGAACTTCAAGATATTCGTTCAGCAGAGTGTTCCAACGCTTGATAGCTGATGCAAGATGCTGGGGAAGAACATTGCGGGAAGACAATGCACCGATGACCTTCTTGTCAATGCTGAAATCCTTAGAGAAGCCAGAATCAATAAATTCGTCAAACAGTGCTTCAATGTTGCCGAGGGCTTCATCAGCCTTTTCACGCATGATTTCCTGAATGTTGACTACCTTCTTAGGCTTTTCTTCGCCTTCGGTTTCTTCTTTCTTAGCAGTGAGTGCAGCACCTTCAAGAGCAAGGGTCTCAATCCACTTCACAATGCCAGTCTTGTAGCCATCTGGAACAAGGTCAGGATTAACTTCTAGCAGATGGGCGGTAGCAGCCCAGTGACTATACATATCAACCTTCCAATCGGGAAGACGATTGACCTTAGTCAAGACATCTTTGGGAAAGTTCTGCTTGATATATTCCCTAACCTTGTTGCCGCAATCTTTGCGCTCAACATCATAGTGAGCGAAGAACCTTGCCTTATCCCAGTTGTCTGTGGGCATCAAGCTAAAGCGATTGACGCCGCGACGAGGGGCACGAGTAGTCTTCTTAGTGGATTTAGCTTTAATGATTGCGGGGCGGCGAGCCATATTGTATCTCCTGAATTATCAGCTTATATATCACTATACAACGGTAGGCTTGAAATGTCAAGCCTTAAGTTTGTCAAAAATCATATTTTGTAGTTCGTTTTGTTCCTCAAACGAGAGGTAGAAGTCTGTAGTAGGGTCCCAATATGCACCCTCTTTCGGATCGTAGTACGTCACTCGTCCATTAGGATAGAAGAACGGACCTTCAAGACCCTTACGCGGTTGATACTTAGTTTCACGATCACGAAGAATACGATAACCCATCTTACTATCTCCTTGCTATATCTTCTTATAGCAGTTTTGGGTAACCATGTCAACCAAAAAAATAGCCTCAAATGAATGAGGCTATTTTCTTTCGTCTTAGTACTTTGCTCTAATGCCGATATACCCTGCTCTAGGATATGTACCATATCCCTTTGCAGTCTCATAACTTTCATTGAAGACATTTTCAACACGCCCGGTCAATTCAAGCGATGCAGTCAAGGGATAACGAACAGTTGCGTCTACTAATACATAAGAATCAATTTTGTTTGTATTAGCAGCATTCTCCCAAGCCTTACCCACGTAACGAATGGTTGCACCTGTTGCAAGTCCGTTCGTCCATGTATAATCGACACGAATTGAGGTAGAGTGTCGTGGACGACGAGGAAGGTCAAGTCCAGTATCCTTGTCAGTAGATTCAGTGTAGGTGTAGTTCGCAGACACCGCTAGATTAGTCAATGGAACAATCGTAGCAATGACTTCTGCGCCCTGTGCTGATGTAGTACCTAGGTTACTGTAAGTGTAGGTCCCAAGATCAAAATCAATTTGATTGTTAGTGTTGCGCTTAAAATAGTTAGCAGTAACATCAAACTGTTCATTGAACTTATGGGTGACTCCTACATCAAAACCCTTTGCTGTTTCTGCAAGAAGGTCATCGTTTCCATAGTCTCCGTACAATTGATAGAGAGTAGGGGCCTTGAAGCCTTCACCATAGCTTGCTCGTAGAGTAGTATCACCTAACGCATATACAGCATCGGCACCAAAGGTAGTTTCGTTTCCGTAACCGCTATGCCAATCACGGCGGGCACCAGCATTAACTGATAGATTAGATAGTGGCTGAGTTGCAAGTTGGCCATAGATGCTATCAATATTTGCTGTAGCTTGATTACCACCACGAAAGCCAGAATAGTTGTACTTAGTTTCAAAGTCATTTGCCTCGTGTTCGTAACCAAAGATAGCTTTGTTAGAACCTAAATCAACTGTACCCTGATATTCAAATCGCTCATTGATTCCTGCACTGCGAAAGTTTTCAGTGTTATTGGTTTCATAGTTGTAGCGATTTAGCTTTACGCGGCTATGTGATGCACGATTCTTGAACTTGCCATCAAAAAACGAAGCATTAATACCAGCGTAACCGCTTAGGCTATCAGTATTTGAATACTCACCGGTGTCAGCAAGAATATAGCGAGGAGCAGGGAAGCCGTCAAAACTGAAACGAGTTTCTAGATAATTGCTACGCAAATCAATATTGACATTATCAGATAGACGAATGCCTACTTTAGCATTTGCTGCACTAGCCTTGAAGCCATCACGCTCACTACCATTAGCAGCAGCAGAAATACCATCGCTGCGTTCATGTCCGCCACCTATCAGATAAGAGACAGCGCCGACAGTATCGCTAAGGTCAGCATATGCACGAGCAGTATCAGAGTAGCCATACTCTCCGCGAACACGACTAGTAAGATTATCGCTAGGAGCACGAGTAGTCAAACTTACCACTCCGCCAACTGCTTGGCTTCCCCAAAGAACAGAACTGGGGCCGCGTAATACCTCAATACGGTCAATATTGCCAGTGACCAAACTGCCAAAGTCAAAGCTAGCTGCTGGATTCGCAATATCGTTCATTCGCACACCATCTAGCAATACTAGAGTCTGTGCGCTTTCTGCTCCGCGAATTCTAACACTGGAAACGCTTCCGGTATTGCCCGAACGGTCAATCGTAATACCTGGGAGAGTGGCAAGTAGTTCTGCAATAGTTGCAGTCTGCCTATTTGTAATTTCATTACTATCAACTATAGTAACTTGAGTACCGGTATTTGCTATATTTGTAGGAGTGCGCAATGCAGTCACTACGATTTCTGTCTGTGCATAAGTTGTAGACGAAAGCATTAATGCTGCGGTGGTGGCAAAAAGTTTAAATGTTTTCAAAATAATTTCC